TTGAGGTTTTGCATCTTGTTTTGCCATTTTTTAATAAATTTAATTAGACTTAATATAAATAATAATTCAAAGATATAAAAAAACACCTCATATAGAGGTGTTTAATTAAAATATTTTAAAGGCTACTATCCTTTAAATTGAATAAGATTATTTGCTCCTAATACCACTAATGCTCTTTCTGTGATAAAGTCATTAGTAATACTATCATTACCTCCTGAAGTACCATCTTCAAAACTTCTGATTGACATTTTATACTTTCTGTTAGTTTTAGCATTTGCTCTATATCTAACGTGAAGCATTGGTTGAGCTGCTGATTCTCCTTTGATAACATCATAAACATTTTTACTTCCAGAAGGAATTAAAACTGCGTGAACTTTAGATGCTCCAATATTAGATCCCTCAGTAGTTGGGTTATCTAAATATCTCCAACGAGAATATCCAAATTCAAAACCACCTCTTTTAAAACTAGAGAATCCTAAATTTAATGCCATTTTTTCATCGTTATCAAACATACCCCAACCCATTGAAGATTGAACTTGGTCTTTTAACATGTCATCAATTGCAAGGTTTTGTGCTGATGTACCATAGATATAGTTGTCTGCAATCATACCTTGTGCATTTAAACGGTCAATGATAGAATCGAAATCATCTAAATCTGTTGCTGGACCTGCAAACAAGTTACCACCTGCAGCGTAATCAAACAATCCTTTAGTACCACCATAACCTGCAGCAGCTAAATCTCCTGCCCATCTTTTACCACGAATCAATTTATTCTCGATTGCATTTTTGAAACGTTTCTCAGTATCATTATAGTTTTTATAGTACCATACGAATCCTGTACCACCATTACCATCTCCAACTTCTAACCAAGTAATTTGAGCTAAGTTTGAACCTGATTCATCAATCATTTCTTTAACGATTGTTGGAGTTTGCTCAAAGTGTTCTACTTGAGAGTTTAAAGATTGAGACATTCCATCTGTTTTTTTCTTAAACTCATTAGAGTCTGCATAAACTTTTAAATCAGTTGTTCCTACTGCAGTCCAACCAGATGCATGTCCACAAAGAACAGTAAAAGTTGTAGAAGTAGTTTCAGTAATTAAACCTTGTCTTTCTACTGAACCATCAGCATTGTGAACAACAATAGTTTCGTTTACTCTAAATGTGTGATCTGCTAATGTAAATACATTTACTGCTCTTGTAACTCCTGTACCAAGTTGAGTCAAACGACCTTCCTCAGTCCATTTAATATTGTCAGATTGGAAAGGCATTTCTTTACCCATTAATTCTAACATTCCTGTAATATCTTGCGAACCAAATCTGTTTGTGATTTTGTTGTAAGTTTCAGGTAAGTATTGATTTAAAAAATCAAAGTCATCACTACCCAAGTAATTTGTTGGGGTAGGTGTTTTTGTTGGTGAAGGAGTAAAAATAACTCCTGGAACTGCAGCTAAAGCCATAATTGTTTTTGTTTTTAGGTTTGTTTACTATCCTTCAACAACTTTAACAGTAATACCTGGTCCACCTTTTGAAGTATCAACTTGTCTCATTCCATTTCCAGGAATGTTCTTAGATATTCTCTCTTGTTCTTCTGCTTGTTCTGCTTTACCTAAATTAAAATAATGTTCGGCAAATTTATCAGGGTTATTAGCAGCATAAAGAGATTTATGATACCCTACCGGGTCTATAAGTGTGTTATTGTCATCAAAGAACTTTTTTTGGATATTTCCTATATCCGACTGAACATTTCTTACTTCTGCAATATTATCAGGTTTGATTACGAAATCCTTGTCTCCGATTTTAACTTTGAAACCTTCAAAATTATCGTTCAACGTGTCATTTGTAATTTTTAAGAAATTATTTCTAACTTCTTCTGAAACTCTTGCATTTTCAACTTGGTCAGAACTTAACTTATCTACTAAAGCTTTTGCTTGTTTGTAGTCATCTGGAATTAATTCATCAGAACCTCTGTGAACCATATATTCAGACTTTCTATCTTCAAGCATTTTGAATGCTTTTTGTAGATGTTGTTGTTTATTAATATCTTTATCCATCACTTCATCTTCATCTGCTAAATCAGCATCATAAGAATAGTTTTTGTTAAAAAGATGATCAATCTGTTTTGTATCTAATGTTGGGTTTTCAATTCTCAACATTTCTTTAAGAACGTTTGTTGGGTCTTCTTTATCCCATTCTTTTTGAGTAGCTAAGAAGTCATTGTAATTTTTGTTACCTGTCTTTTCTGAGAACTCTAAGAACTTTTCTACTTCAGGAGTTAATTTTTTCGCTTCTTTTGGTTTCAATGCTTCAAGATTTTCTGCATCAATACCTTTTTCTTTCAAGAAACTTAAAACACTTTCTTCTGAAATACTTGTTTGAGGTGTTTCAATTACTTCAGGAGTTTCTTCAACTACTGTATCTTCCGTAATTACTTCCTCTTCAACTGCAGGAGTTTCAACAACAACTTGTGGTGTTTCAATATCATCTGCAACTCTAACTGTAAACTGAGGTGTAGTTTCTTCAACTACTACATCTGGATTATCAGCGTTTTGGTTTTGGTTATCTGTTGGCATTCTTATTTAGATTAAATTAAAATAGTATTTATTAGTACAAAAATAGTTAAAATTTTTACATTTCAAATACATTTGTTGATTTTTCTCTTTCTTCAAAGTCAATAGGTTGCTTATTGTTAGCACGTTGGTCAATTTTTTCAGAGTCCATTGATGCTTGTTTTAGCAATCTTTCCTTTTTAGCATCCTCTTGGTCTTGTATTTTTTGTGATTGTCCGCTATTGATAATGTATTGTAATTCTATTTTCTTATTTGCTTTTAACTCCTCAGTTAATCTGTCTTGTTCACCTCTTGCTTGTTCTTTTGAAATTGCTCCTGAGTCAATCATTTTTTGTAATTCAGTCTTAACCATTGCTTCCAATTGTGCAGTTTGTTGTTTTGCTTGTTCGGATGCTTGTGCTGATTGAATATTACCCTGAGTTTGTGCTTGTATCTCACGCATTTTAACTTCCTCTTGCTCTTTTGCACGTTTTCTTTTTATAATAGAAAGTACAGATGTAGCAAGTTTTAAATTTTTGATACCAATAATTCTATATTTATCCTCAGTACCAATAACTCCTTTGTCGATTTCTTTTGTTAAATCAGCTTCTAATTTAGCTTTTTCTTCATCATCCGGAGAAACTTCAAGGAAAATTGCAAAGTCGTATAGGTGTAATTCTTTTACATATTCTAAATCTAATACAGAAGTTGCACCAATTTTTCTAACTAAATCATCTTTTAAATCAGAGAATTTAAGAACATCTTGTATTCTATAAGTTATAGCTTGTGCAGTATCTTTTTTAATTATATTATTTGCATCTAAGATGTGTCTTGTTGCAGTATTTGAATTTAATGCAGCAAGTTTTTGAAGTCCTACTAATGAATCTTTATCAGGTGTACTTGCATCAGAAGCTTTGTTTAATCCAATTACATCACGAATTAAATTTAAGTAAACTTCTCTTTGGTTTGTTAATGATTGTAGTTTGTTTAATGAATCTCCTGTTCGTAATTCAGTTATTGGATCTTTACCATAATTAAATTCACCACCAGAAGTTAAACTGTTCGTGAAAACCGAACCTGTTTGCAATAACATATCTAAATGTTCTAAAGGTGTTAATGCTTTACCATCACCTAAATCTAAGTCAGCTAATGCACCTACATCAATTCTGTAACCATCAGGAGTTATTTTCCTGATTATTTGGTCTGCTTTTAATTCAATAATGTTTAACTTATCTTCAATAGGAATCATACGAGCAACAAGGGAATCAATATATCCTTTTTCTCTGTTTGGTGCTACTCCAACAAACTGTTCGATAACTAATTGCTTATTTGATTTTGGTCTACTCATAGACTCAGCAACTTCCCATTTCAAGATTATATCTGTACCAAGTACAAAAACTCCTTCAAATAGTACTTCTTCAACTCCTGCCGAAACTATTTTATAATCTTTTCTTTTGGCTTGTCCTTTTGTGTAGTTGGTAGGAGTTACTTTTCTTGCTCCTGTTTGCTTTTCTTTTATTTTGCTACCTAATTCTCTAGTAGTTTTATAAGTAACGTATAATAAGCTTGTTGTTCCTTTTAACTTTTCATCATTTTGTAAATCATGATAGCTTGTCCAATTTTTACCTGAGAACTCTAGTTGTTTTAATAATTCAGGTTCATTATTTATCCAAGGATATTCTACTCTAACATCTGAAATTAATGTAGGTTTAAATTCTGCATGATAAAAACAATCTGAATAAAAAGGATCTTCAGTATATGATTGGATTTTGTTTTCTACATCAACCCATTCTACTAAAATTCCTCTATCTTTTACAAATCTATTCTTCACCCAAGCTGCTCCACAAATAGTTAAATCCTTTAAAACTTTAGACTCAACTTTATCTGTGTATTTGTTTTCTCCAAAAATAGTTTCAATAGCTAATTCTTGGGACATTTCAATAGATGGCTTGTAATCCATCTGCATATGTATATCTAACTCTTGTGTGTTTTCTGGAAGTTGGTCTATTGGCATAGATGAAGCATCTATTCCAAGCTCTTTTTTTGCTTTTACTAATAGTTCTTTTGATAACATATCTGTCTCAATAGTTTTTCTATAAGAAACTCTATTCTCTTGTGATACATCATCAATTCCATAAGCTTTAATTGTAGCATCTCTATTTGCAAATCCATTACAAACAACATCTACAAGTTTAGGAATAATTGTAATTGGTTCCGTAGATAAACTTAAAAAGGATAAATCTCCATCTAATCCAAGTTGTTTTTTATACTTAGACATAGATTGAAGTCCTTTTGCATACATTCTTCTTTGTGCAAACTGCTCTTTCTGAGTGTAAAATTTACACTTTTGATTTCCATTATAACGAGAAAACCACTCAGATTCAATTGATCTTTTAACCTCTAATGCAAATTCATCTGAAATTTTCTCTTCATAAGATGCTAATTGACTAGGATAGTTGCAATTACTACCTATCTTAATCTCTGGTTTTTCGTTATTATTCATCTGTAAAATGTTGGGTATCTATAATTTACTGTAAAAATAGTTATTTTTTTTAATTTCTATAACGTTTTATTTTCAAAGTTACAGTTTTTCTTTCAACTTTAGGTCTATAAATTTCTCTATTTACTGCCATAAGTGCTAATCCAGAACTAATTGAAGCATCAAATTTCGTTCTATTATTAATGTCAAACTTTAACCAATCTCCTAAAGTTCTATTAAATGGCATGTCTCCAATTTCTCCAATTTCTCTAATTGGTTGCTCTCCATCTTCACAAACATATTCCCCTACATAGTCATTTACATACTTCTCTAATGAAGTCCAATGCTTTTGAATAATGTCTGGTCCACTATTTGGCATACCTCCTAATTTCTTTTCATCAGGTGATAATCTGTTCATATCTTTATCAAAACGAGTTATTGAAAATCCACGATAACCTCTTTGGTAAAAATGTTCCAAAAGCATTTTTTTATTATTCTCTACAAGTACAGGTAATGAATAAAATCTTGCACATAATAAAACATCTTGGAAAAAAGTATAAGCATCTTTTGGTCTTGCCACATATTCTACAAAGAAATAATTACTCGGAATATCCCCCATATTTGTTCCCGTAACTCCATGCATTGCTCCTTTAGAACCTAAATCATATTCAATACCATTTTCAGTAGCTACAAGTTTAGCATCAATTACAGCATCTTGGTCATAGGAGTCAACTCCAAATGCACCAAAATCATTAACAGGACATTTGGTCATCCTACCAAAAATATTCTTCATTACATGCTTATTACGCATCTCTTTTGGAGGAAACCATGAAATTAAAAATCTTCCATCTTCTTGTGGTTTCCATATAACTTCTCCATCTTGAATACCATCTTTTTCGTAAAAGTTTCCACGTACCAAATTGTGTTCAATATTATTCTCTCTATTGTATTTTGATTGAGTGTTTATTTTCTCAGTATCTAATAACTGAGAAGCCATTTCATCTCTAAATGCATCATCTAATGTAATTGGGTCAAGTCTTCTAGAGTTATTATACGCTTTTGAACCCATTGATTTTGCTGACTTAAATT